CAAGCCCATGCGCCGATCAGGTCGTCAGGCTTCATTCCCGTTCCGCAAATTCCAGCCATCCGGTAATGTGCCAGAACTGTAGTTTCAGGATTACCATTGCATACGCCGTAAATACGTACCTGGCATTCTCTGCCGCGTGCTTCTTTGCGTAGGTTAGCCATTTACCTTCCCTCGCAATTGAAGAATTGACTGAAGGTCTTTTTTAATAAATATGCGAGTGCGAATTGAGCAGTAGTTTTCCTTCATTCTGGCGTAGTAATAGTCTTTTCTTTGCTTAAGCTTGTTGGCATCCGCTGTCATCCAGTCTTTTACAGCAAGCTTAATTAACCAGCGGTGGCAGAGATACCATTTCAGGTAATCACTCATCGTCTTCTTCCTCGTACATTGAGCTATTCGGATCGCTCATCAGTTCTGCGCAGTTATGGTCTACCATGGTTTTCATGAAAACCCAGTTCTTTTTCTGCCCTCTTCCTTTCTGCAATAGCGTCAATGATGCTAGCAAATATTCCAAGATATTTGGTGCGCCCATCTACGCATATATTCGCAATCCACTTACATCTCTCTTTATTGAAATATACTCCAGTCACTCCTGACGAATTGGTTATTTTTCTCTTTTGGTTCTGTGCATTCTGTTGGTGTGTAACCAATCGAAGATTAGATAGCCTATTATCTGACCTTACTCCATTTATATGATCAATTTTATACCCTAATGGAATCTCACCATTATTTATCATCCATATAACGTGGTGAGCATAAGTAATTACACCATCGATAGTTAACATCCTATAACCATCACTCCTAATGTAACCAGCAACACTGCCAACCTTAACATTATTAGAAGGAGACACTTTCCATCTAAGTACACCTAAAACATCATCATATGATAATTTATTTCTTAATTCGTCTATGTTGCTTATATTTCTCATTATGTTCCACCATATTTAAGCATTCATATATACAACGCTCACACACGTGAACTTCCAGCACATGCAACTTCTGACCGCAGTTAGCGCACGTTAAAGCTCGCTCGACGCTTTCTTGTTCGTAACTTCGATTTTGGTCAATCACCTTGTTTTCCTAGCACGATGTCTTAGCCACCGGATATCCCACAGGTGAGCCGTGTAGTTGAAGGTTTTTACGTCAGATTCTTTTGGGATTGGCTTGCGTTTATTTCTGGAGCGTTTCGTTGGAAGGTATTTGCAGTTTTCGCAGATGATGTCGGTGATACTTCGTCGCTGTCGTCTCATGCAGCCCTCCTGACGCCCTGCCCGATCGCCATCAATGCCGCTTTGGATACGGTAGTAAACATCCGTCGAGGACTGATGAACGGTCGCCAAATCAGCAGCATGGAGCCTTTGCTGTTTCCCTTCTTCTCCAGCCCTGTCGATGGTTCGATAAAATTAATCCGTCCATCAGTGATAATGCGAACTTCGTCGACACTCTCCAGAGCCTTGCTGAACCATCCGACTGACATATCCTCTGGAACAAGCATAACTACCGTCTGTCGCTGTTGTATGCACTGCTCAGCGGCTTTTTCCACCCACGGCCTGATATTGCTGTACGGTGGGTTATTCCAGATTGCACCGTGGCTTACCCACTCAGAATTGAGCGCGTCGTCGGCCTCAGTTAGCCAGTGAGCACACAGAGCATTTTTGTCGCTCGCTGCCGAATCCAGCCAGAATCCAAACTCAATATCCAGTGCATCAAAAAGCCAAAGCGGCGTTTGCCAGCAGTCTCTAACTTCTTTTGGTGTTTCTGATTTATGCTTAATCATTCAACCCTCGCATATTGTCCGTGATATTTGTTGATAGCCTCACTGGCAACCAAACCAGCAAGCTCAAGATCTTCATAGAACCCAAAATGCAACCGGCCAAAATCTGTGCGCACTTGAACGGCCCATTTATTTTTTTGCTTGTTCCATAAAACATTTTTTATTCCAGAACGGCTATTGCACTTAGTTTTCTGATTTCGGCTGTTTGCTATCCGGCTTGCCTCCCTAAGATTTTTTGGGGAATTGTCCAGCCTGTTTCCGTTAATATGGTCAATATTTTTCAATGGCATTCTTTTGTTGTGCAGCGCAAAAACAACTACGTGAACAAACATCTGAATGCCTGCAAAACACACCTGTCTATACCCAGATCCATTTATCGATGTTTTAATTTCATCTCCGGCCCGGTGGCTGTGGTTGGGGTGTTTTAGCGAGTCCTTTTTGTACCTGACTGTATCTCCGTCTAAATACAGATAATCCTCAATAAGCCGATACCTATCTGACGCTGGCGTATTTGATTTGATAGTCATGCAGCCTTCCCTTTTCGTTGTGACCATTCATACTCTCGCCGGGAGTCATCACTCCACCGCACGTTGCGCTCTGAGCCGAACCAGAACATGATTTCGATAAGCTCAGTCATGCTGGCCTTTCGCATTTTGCTGGTACGCACGCCAAGCATGACAACGCCACCGTCAATACCAGGCGCACTTCTTTGCTCCAGTTTTTTGGTCTTAAGCCACAGAGCAGTGAACAGATCTTTCCAGTCCTCCGGCGCAAGTCTCTTTCCATGCCAAAGCACCTGACGTGATACGTCCTGCAATAACGCCCACATAAGGCGGTTTTGAGGATTGCTCCGCTTGGGTTCTTTAACGTGGACTTCGTGAGGTGACTTGTCGTCGATCGGAAGTGAGAGTATTGCGTCTATGGCGTTGTTTCTGATTGCTTCGTTGCGAAGCATGTATATTTGCTTCATTGTCACCTCAACTCACAAAACGCCACGCCATTTTTGCTACAGCGACAGGCATAACACCGATAATCACCCACAGGAAAATGCTACCGAAAAGCACACCCACCAGGTCTTTACCTTCGCCTACCAACCGGACAAAACTGCTGGCAACAACAATGAACGTCGCCACCATCCACATAGCACCGAGAATCCTCAATGCAGAGAAAATTAACTCAGCCACGATTTACTCTCCCCCAAATAAAAAGGCCTGCGATTACCAGCAGGCCTGTTATTAGCTCAGTGATGTAGATGGTCATCAGAATCCTCCTTTCTTCTTGGACTGCGGTTCCTCGCGTTCACGGCGGCGCATTTCAGCGGACTGTTGGTCTGTGTCATAAATAGCGCCATTTGCCTGAATGCAATACACCGTGCCGGTATTGCCATGACGATTGAGACGAAGGATTAGTTCGGTTTCACCAGGTGGAACACTGTCATCAAAAGCACCTTCACGATGGATCCCCACCCAATAATCGCAATCCTGTTCAATCTGCCCTGTATCTCGTGAGTCACTTGGTAATGGGCGTTTATTGGTTCGACTTTCCAGTGCGCGGTTAAGCTGTGTCAGAAGCACAACAACGCAATCAAGCTCTTTGGCAAGGTTCTTCAGTCCTTTGGTGATCATGCCGTAAGCAAGGTCGTTGCGATCGGCCTTCTCAGCGGTCATTAGTGTCAGGTAATCGACCAGAATCATGCCAACACATCCTTTTTCTCGCTTGATTCGACGGCTTTCGCTGACGATTTGAGCCAGAGATAATCCCGGCGTGTCGTCGATGTAAAGCAGGTCGATTTCACTCAAGCGATTGGCTGTTTCGATCGCCCTGTTGAAGTCACCATCGTAATCACCCTGATAGCCGTCATCAGCGTCATTTGTCGCCGGAAGGTAAAAAATATTGGGGTTAACACCTGACTTTTGCCCTACCAGTTTTTCCAGTATCTGGTCACCTGGCATTTCAAGGCTGAACATCAGAGCGGGCTTTTTCTCATGCACTGCGCAGTTGATTGCCATCTGGCTGTATAGCGTCGTTTTCCCCATCTTAGGGCGAGCGCCAATGACAAACAGAGAGCCTTTCACCAGACCTTTCGGTGACAGCATCCTGTCCAGCGATGGGATCCCTGTGCTCATTCCCCGTTGTTCGCCTGACGGGTCAAATCGCTTCTCAAGGTCGCTAACCCAGTCTTCCATGACCTCACCAAATGAGCGAAGGCCGCGACGCGATCCGGTTTTTGCATGGTCTGTCAGTTGCGTGAAAATCGACTGAATAGCTTCGTACTTCTGCGTTGCAGTCATTCCGTTGCGGGAATAGAGCAATTCCGTCGCTTCAGTCATGCGGTTGATGGCGTAGCGTTCCATTGCTGTTTCACGAACCTGCATTGCATAGGCAACGATGTTTGCTGCGCTTGGCGTGTTCTTTGCGATCTCAGCGATATAAGCAAAACCGCCAACAGACACCGTTAACGATTTACGCTCCAGTTCATCGAAAAGCGTCAGGCCATCTACTGGCTTTTGCTCCCGGTGCATTCTGGTTATTTCTTCGAAAAGGATTTTGTGTGGTCGGCTGTAAAATGAATCGGGCTTCAGCATCGCCAGAACTTTCTGGACGCGCTCACTGCTGTCATCATCCAGAAGCAATCCACCAATCACCGCCTGCTCTGCCTCGATGCTATGGGGCGGCGCATAAAAATTATCGGTCATCGTGTTCACCCTCACGAACTTTCAGGTAGGTATTGTCGTTAAGCAGGAAATCAAATCCCTTTTTGTGCCAGACGGTTCCGCGTTGATGGTTTGGGCGTTCTTCGAACATCCATCGGCAATTTTCGCCTACGTAGCTCAAATAATTTCTCCAGTCCTGCATCGTGAACCCATGCCCGTCAAGCTGGCGGGTTATCACTCCGGCTTTGCGCCAGAACGTTCGGATCTGGTTTTTACGCTTGTCATTCAGTGCGCGGATTCTTGGCGCTTCAGGAAGGATTTCGTGGTAAGCATCGACAACATCCTGACAGCTAACGGAAGGTTTTTTCTTGTCAGACTTTTTGTCTGCTGTGTCACTCTCTAATACGTCAGTATTAGAGATAATATTATTATATTCTTTATCTGTGGTAATTTGCTGGTAATCTGCTGGTACAGTATTGCTTGCAGGCATTGGTATTGCTGGCTTTGAGGTGGTAATTTGCTGGTAATCTGCTGGTACAAAATTTGACTGATAATCGTCATATTTCTCTACCGAGAAAACTGAGAATTTACCGTGTGAAACCCAGTCAATCATGCCGAGTTTTTTGAACTTTCTAAGCAGGTACTGAACGCGATCTGGTTTGAGTCCTGTTTCAAACGCCAGAGAGTTTCTACCGCCAAGTAGCTTCCCTCTGCCTACCAGAATTTCTCCTGCGTCAGTCATTACATACTCAGACGTATGCTTTGCTTTGAGGATTAAGTGAACCCACAGATGCGCAGCTTCTGCGTCCTTGTAAAACGGCACATCCATAATTTTACGGTGCAGCAAGGCATACCCCTTACCGCTGCTTTGATGCGGTTGTTGTAGCCTTCTGGCCTCTCTGGCTTCGGCTAGATTAGATATGTTACTCATGACCTTTCTCCTTCTGCATCAGCTTCACCTTTTCCAACTCAGCCCGGAATCGACCAGGCTGCTTGAAGCTGGACAGGAAGCGATCACGTAGTATGTGTTTGTGAATTTTGTCCTGGTAAGGACTGAGTTGTTTTGTCATAATTACTCCTGTTGATAGATCCAGTAATGACCTCAGAATTCCATCTGGATTTGTTCAGAACGCTCGGTCTTGCACACCGGGCGTTTTTTATTGGTGAGTCCATCAAGCGCATACTTAAAAGCCCTGCTAATCGGACTGATGTCTGATGCCATTCCGAAAGCACACAGAACCGAAGCAATAAATCTCCAGTCCGTTCTGCTTATCTTCGATTCATGACAGCCAATCATCTTTGCCAGACCGCGCTGGGTAATAGTTGACAGATTGATAAGTAAATCTGTTTCTGCGCGATCAACGTCACGCTGTGATAGTTTGCTGTAACTTGTTCTTTCCATTTCTTAAGATTTCCAATAGTGAATAGTTAGTTGAAAGGTATGCGTGGAAACGCATATGGCCTTAGTTGGTCAGATATTCTGGGATTCGCTTTTCAGCGACGTAGGACGAATGTCCGTTGTTACAAAGAGCGGGGTTACTTATGCTGCTGATGCTCTACGCGATACGAACACCAGATTTTCCTTTTTCACAGGTTTATAACCCGTGAAATTACGAGTGGCTTCTTCGATTGCATTCGCTTTATCTGGGGAAGCTCTTCGAAACCCATATGCAATCTGATCAAGATAGCCAACTGAAGTATTCGCTAATGCGGCGAGTCGCTTCCATTCCTCACTAGAAGCCTCTTTTCGCCAGCGTAGTAGTTCATTACTCATTAGTGCCTCCGTTTATCACACAGAGCAACTTTACCATTTTGATAAATAAACTGCAATGGAGATTTATCAAAATGCGTATTTATCCATTTGCTAAATAGAGGGAGAATCGTGGGATGGAAAACAAAGATATTCGCAAATCGAATCTGGCGTTTTTGCTAGATGAGCATAAAAAAATCGCGGGTAACACTAATGCAAGCTTTGCCGATAAGCTTGGAGTTAGCCCTTCTCAACTCACGCAAGTCTCCGGTGAAAAAAGCACTCGAAACATAGGGGATAAACTAGCAAGAAAATTCGAAGCCGCACTTGGGTTACCTAATGGGTGGCTTGATTTGGTACATGATGTAACACCAATTGCATCATGCTCAGATTCTTTAACTTTTGTCGGTCAGGTAAGAAAAGGGTTAGTGCGCGTGGTTGGTGAGGCAATTCTTGGTGTTGATGGTGCCATCGAGATGACCGAAGAGCGCGATGGGTGGCTCAAGATTTATAGCGATGATCCAGATGCCTTTGGTCTTCGTGTGAAAGGAGACAGCATGTGGCCTAGAATAAAATCAGGAGAATATGTACTCATTGAGCCTAACACCAAAGTATTCCCGGGTGATGAGGTGTTTGTCAGAACCGTTGAAGGACACAACATGATCAAAGTTCTTGGCTATGACAGAGACGGAGAATACCAATTTACAAGCATCAACCAGGACCACAGGCCAATAACGTTGCCTTATCATCAAGTAGCAAAGGTGGAGTATGTGGCTGGTATTCTGAAGCAATCTCGCCATCTGGATGACATCGAGGCAAGGGAGTGGCTGAAAAGTTCGTGACTTCATCGTCACATAGCTGGTAACCAGTGGCCTGAAGAGACGTTTGGGTGATGTACATAGCATTTCTGGATAAAAATACAGATTCCCTTTATGGGAAATGAATCTATAATTCCCAAAGAGGGAACAAAATCGGATTATGAAGGTCTTAAACGTAGAGAAGCTTCACAGTTTTAGCCGGAAGCACAATCAGGCCAAGGGGGCTTTAGACTCTTGGTATGATGAAGTGATAAGAGAAAACTGGAAAACGACTCAAGACATACGGAATAGATTTAATTCTGCCGACTTCCTTCCTAACAACAGGGTAATTTTTAATATAAAAGGCAATAACTATCGGCTCGTTGTCCAAGTTGTTTACCAGGCCGGAATGGTCATAGTTGAAAGAGTTGGAACTCATGCAGAGTACGACAAGTGGAGGCTTAAATGAATCGAACTAGCTGGCGCATCATTAAAAATAGTGAAGAGCATGCTGCAGCTATGGAAAGGCTCATTGAACTTGCGTCTAGTGATTTACAACCTGGAACTGAAGATTTTGATGAGTTTGAACTACTAGGCTTGCTTATCGAGCACTATGAGTCACGCGAGTTCCCTATGGACAAGCCAGATCCCATAGAAGCAATCAAGTTCCGTATGGATCAACAAGGCCTCTCTTATGCCGATATGAAACAATACATTGGCTCAGCATCTAAAGTATCTGAGGTCTTAAATCGTAAGCGTCCATTAAGTCTTTCAATGATCCGTAGACTACATGACGGACTTGGAATTCCTGCAGATATCTTAATTCAAGATATGAGCGCAATTGAATGGAGCCTAGTTGACGCAGAGGAAGAAGAAACAGCCATGACTAGCGTCATTGCTCGATGTGAGTCAGCCGTCACATCACCTTCTGCTTATTTCGCTGAAAAGGCTACAGAATCTTACTTTTCAAAAATGTTGTTCAGCGCAGTAAGGGGTAACGACAAATGCAAAGAAAAACGGAATGTTTTTTCTTTGATAAGTAACTTGTCATCAAGTTTCACAGCGGCTAGCAACCTGAATGACGAAATGACTTCTGACGGAAATTACTTATTATTACCATGAAAATTGAACTCATTAGCAAAAAAGTTGAACGCTTGGTTATGACACGGCTAGAAGGCGATTCAACAGCAAAAAAAGCCATAAAAACAACCGTTAATCTAAATAATGAACTTTACACTAATGTGAAGGATTCAAAGCTATTTAGAGTGAGATATTTTGCCTCCGTAACTATTGAAGGCAGGCTTGAGATGGACATCACATACGACTTTGACTTCCGGTCAGAAGATGATTTTTCTCATGAAATGGCAAAATCATATGAGGTAAGGTCCATTGCTCCCAATATGGCATATCCCTATATAAAAACATATGCCGAGCAAATTATCCTCATGTCAAATCTTGGTAGGTTCACTCTGCCTTATTTTGATTTCTTGGCCAATCCCATGGAAACGAACAGTAATAAGTGAAATTCCCCACCCGGCCTCAGCGCCGGGTTTTCTTTGCCTCACGTTCGCCACCTAAAAACACATAACCAATTATATTTATTGGAAAATCAATAGATACGGCTCACTAAACAGCGCAATTCTGATCTCCCTCAAGTCTCTTCATTCCTTCTGATAAATTCCTGCAATCAAATAAAAAACCATAATAATCAACAGGATATTTGAAAACCAAATAAATTTATCATTTTGCTATTGCCATGAATTTATCATTTCGATAAAGTTAACTCATCAGCAGGACGCTGTAAGCCAAACGGAACAGACTGGCAGGCTCTTTAAACAACGTCGAACTCTCGACTACGTGGCTGAAAAGCCAGATCACCCAACCACATAAGCTGTGGGATGCAATGCCGAAGCAACCGTCTCAGGAGGGGCTTCGAGATTGCATCGCCAAAGTTTATTCGGGAGGAATCTATGTCCAGAAAAACAGAATTTAAAGGCACCTCAGCTTCTCGCCGTAGAGCTCGTCGCGCAAACCTGCAAAGTCAGGAGTCGATTAGCTCCGACAAGCTACACAGGCCAACCCCCTCACGAGTGGTCTTGCAATGCAAGCGCAAACCAGCAATGAGAGCAGAAGTGATAACTCTGACAACGTTGACCAGAAAATATGAAGGTTCAACTTGTCTTCCAAATGTAGCTCTTTACGCGGCAGGCTACCGGAAATCAAAACAACTGACAGCAAGGTGACTTGTGTTGGTCGCCAGAAAATGAAATTAGGCAGCAAACCACTTATTTGAGGTTAGATATGGAAGAAGAATTTGAAGAGTTCGAAGAGCATCCGCAGGATGTGATGGAACAATACCAGGACTATCCTTATGACTACGACTATTGATAAGAATCAATGGTGTGGACAATTCAAGCGATGCAATGGATGCAAGCTGCAATCGGAATGCATGGTTAAGCCTGAAGAAATGTTTCCTGTAATGGAAGATGGGAAATATGTCGATAAATGGGCAATACGAACGACGGCAATGATTGCCAGAGAACTTAGTAAACAGAATAACAAGGCTGCCTGATGGTGGCCTTTATTTTTGTCCGTAAATAATTTCATGCTTATTACAATCAAGGTGATATATGGAAGAACAAGCAAACAAGATTCTCGTAGAACTACTGCAAAAAGCCAGTAATGGAATAGACGCGGCTGTTTCATTCAGCCAGGCACAGATTCCTGATGTTGTTCATCAGTTGCTAATATGGAGTTTTGTCCATAGCGCACTTTTCCAAGTGGCTGGATTGTTGCTTTTAATTGCAGCAATTAAACTTCCTAGTTTTGCAAGAACGGCAAGAAATAATGGCGAGAGATGGACGTCTTTCGATGGACGTCCAAATGATGGACATTTTATATCTTCGGTTTATTACGATATATGCACTGTATTTGTTCCTATATTTGGCTCAATTATGGGTGTTTTAATTATTGCCTTCAATTTTGAATGGTTGAAGATTTGGCTTGCACCTAAGTTATTCCTAATCGAATATGCAGCATCATTGGTTAAGTAATTTCAGGCCGCATAGTCGGCCTTTATTTTTGGCATAAACAACAGAATAAACACTGCACTGTGTATTCATTCCAACGAGTGAATACACGGAGCAATGTCGCTCGTAACTAAACAGGAGCCGACTTGTTCTGATTATTGGAAATCTTCTTTGCCCTCCAGTGTGAGGGCTTTTTTATATGCATACCAATAACGCTTCACTCGAGGCGTTTTCGTTATGTATAAATAAGGAGCACACCATGCAATATGCCATTGCAGGGTGGCCTGTTGCTGGCTGCCCTTCCGAATCTTTACTTGAACGAATCACCCGTAAATTACGTGACGGATGGAAACGACTCATCGACGTACTTAATCAGCCAGGAGTTCCCAAAAATGGATAAAACACTTATGGCTATCCAGACTAAATTCACTATCGCCACTTTTATTGGCGATGAAAAGATGTTTCGTGAGGCCATCGAAGCCTACAGAAAATGGAGGTCAAAATGATTCCGGTAGAACTGGCGAAAACTCCAGAATTAAGTCGATTAAAAAGAGAATATCACATTGCTGAGGCTCGTTACTGGCGTAAAGCGGGAGATAAATCAAAGAAACAACTTTGTTTATGGCAGGCTCAAAGAGAGCGCATGAATGAGCGCGAATTTCTTTCCGCCCCATCCGAATTACCATTCTGAGGCAAATTATGGGAACTGCGACATTAATACTCGGTGAATCTGGCACCGGAAAATCAACCAGCATGAGAAATATCAATCCAGAGGAAGCAATACTTATAAAACCAATAGGCAAGCCGCTACCATTTAAATCAAAAGACTGGCTTGCATGGGATGCCAGAGCAAAAAAAGGAACCGTAGTTACCACTGACAAATGGGACGTAATAGTTGCCGTAATTAAGCGTGCTCACGAATACGGGAAAAGAATCGTTATTGTTGATGACTTCCAGTATGTGATGAGCAATGAGTTTATGCGCCGCTCAGAAGAAAAATCGTTTGATAAATTTACTGAGATAGGCCGCCACGCATGGGAGGTGATTAAGGCTGCACAGGATGCACCTGATGACCTGAGAGTCTATTTTCTTGCACACACCGAAGAAACCCCTATGGGGCGCGTGAAAATGAAAACTATCGGCAAAATGCTGGACGAGAAAATCACTGTCGAAGGCATGTTTACTATAGTTCTTCGCACCCTTACCCGTGATGACCAGTTCTTTTTCACCACAAAAAACAACGGTGCAGACACTGTTAAATCCCCAATGGGAATGTTTGACTCCAATGAGATTGATAACGATCTCTCTTTCGTCGATGCCACTGTTTGTGATTACTACGGCATCAATAATGTTCATCAAATTAAGGAAAACGCCGCATGAGCAACGTGATTTTTACTTATAACGAAGAAGCAGCACTGACCGCAGGGCTAGGTGGTTTTATTAACGAAACTGGCGCTCATATCATTACCATTACTGAAGCAGAACTAAAGCAATCAGAAAAAGGAGCCAAATTTATTGAGTTTTCTGGCGAATCCGACGACGGACGTAAAGTCCAATATCTTAGCGTTTGTGTTCAGAAAAATGACGGCACGGAAAACAAATTTGGCGCAAATGTCGTTCACGCCATGATGGGGTGTGCCGGGATTGGACAATTAACGCAACATATGGTTTCCGCCAGTAAATTTGTTGCTCCTGAATTTCATGGAAAGAAAATCGGGTTAGTGCTCCAGAAAGTATTAACCACAAACAAAAAGACTGGCGCAGACAGCTACCAGATGGAAATACGCATCCCGTTTATTGCAAAAACAGGTCAAACCCTTAAAGAAAAGGCGGAAGGCAAGCAACCAGAAACTATCGCCAACATGGTTGCCAGCCTCAAAGATAAAGACAATCGCTCTAAAAACGTAAGCCAGAATCATGCAGATGATTATGGTTACAGCCAGAACGATTACCCTCCTTTCTGATTACTGAAAATAAGGCTCCCATTATGCCAGCGCCTCTGTATGGTGCGGATGACCCGCGCAACTGCTCCGGTAGCTCCAAGGCGGAGGTGCTGGAAAATATCAAAAACAATTTCGACGCGTTTATTGATCTGCCACCAGAAACAAAAGCAGAACGGATGTACCGACGCGATATACAGCTCGCGTTAAAAGATGAGAGGGACCGAACAAACGAAACAGCAATGCGACCGTTGCGAAAAGCGACAATAGACAAATTCCCTGAATATATCGACCCGCGCCTGCGTAATTACCGCTCACGCTATGGCGCTATCAGTAATGACTGAGGAATTTACCATGAGAGGACTTGCATACAATCCCGGCATTCTTCCGGCAGAAATGATTATTCGCCAACGCGTAAAGCCAATGCCATCGAGAGAGGAATTGCTTAAGAGAAATTCTTTTCCATCAGTGAATCAAAACAAATATCTGAATGCGATGTGGCGGGGTGGGAAGAAATGAAACAAATGTCACTAATTGAGATGGATGGATTTCTGAAAGGTAAATGCATCCCACGAGATTTAAAGGTTAACGAAACAAACGCTGAATATCTGGTGCGTAAATTTGCTGAAGCGGAGGCCAAGTGCGCGGCGCTGGCAGCGGAGAATACGGGGCTGAAGTCTGGCGCTATGGACGAAATCAAGGTTATCAACCGTGGAGGGCAGGCATATTGTGTAAAAGATGGAGTGCAAGTTAATCCCATGTATGCAAGAGGGTGGAATGACTATCGCGCAAAGTCTATGCAATCATACACCCCAGCCACCGATGCTTTCCTGGCTGGAGTGCGGGCCAGCTCCATTCCTGAAGGTTACGTGCTTGTACCTCAACAAATTTTTCTCAAACCATCCGACATTGAATCTATTTGCTCTCAATGTGGTGACGGTCATGAATCTGGGTACGGTGATTTTACTGATGGGCTGCTGTGGATTGGCAACATTCAATGTGACGACGGAAGTATTGTCCACGGACTGCATATCTCATCAGCCGATTACTCAGAGGAAGGTGGTGTAACAGTTTGCGAGTTCGACGCAGGCATTCGCATCAAAGGAGGTGAGTAATGCGTGTGGCATGTATCGGCTTGTTACCGTACCCGACTCGTTTTTGGGCTTCTGCGCTAATTGCAAAGCCGTATGTCCTGATGGCTGACAACATCATCCCGGCACCAAAGCGCCGCCATACCGGTATTGCAGCGGCACGACGAGCAGCAAAGAGACGCAGGAGAGCAAAGCGATGAAAAA